TTCATTGTGTCAGATAGAAATTGATTTTCGTTGTAGTTTATATGTCTAACAATAACGCCATTATCAGGATCGTGATTGAACTGAGTTTCAACATAGTCATTTACGAATTTAGGGTTATAGATTATCCAGGCTTGTGCACCTTCTTTTCTTAGTGTTGGCTCTATGACGGACCATTGATCCTTTGTTAGCCCTTCTGCCTCTTCAATCCAACCAACATCAGCACCCTCAAAACCTTTTATTTCGGTGATATTTCTATGTATGCCGTAAAAATGAAAGCTTGAGCCGGTAACTTTGTGAACTATTGATGTTTTAAGTATCTCAAATTCGTCTTGCATACCAAAGCGTTCAATTTGAACACACAATATTGAGTACACTGACTCTTGTATCTTGTTTTGGAATTGGCGCATACATAAGAATTTAAGCTTGTACTGTGAGGATAGGAACACAGCAATACCCGCCGTATCCCATGTTTTAGATGATGCTCGACCGCCTTTCAATACTCGCGTATCGGCTTTAGTTCTCCAGAATGATTTTAATGCGGGGTTTAATTTCATTCATCGTCTTTGTAAAAGTCTTCGATATTTCTTGCGGGTGTCATTGATCCATCGCTGGATTTAATATCTTGTTCTGACTTGTCATGATAGCCATGCTTAGTCAATAACAACTTAACGATTGGAGCAGAATAAACACCGGTCATACCGCCATTTAACGCAATAACATGCTGTATTTGCTTGATTCTGTCTAACACTGCCCGAAATTCTAACTTTTCTTCGTCTTTACTCCACACATCAATAGTAGATGTGCCTATGTTTATGTAAGCGCAAAGACCGACGGCAGTTGGAATAACTTGCGGAGGAACTAGATTGATATCTGAACCTTCACCCATAAAGCAACCCAGATAATCCTTAGACATCTGCAATATTTCATCACTGTACAGGCTTGGCCTGCCTACTTTTTCTTTCGTCATTGCTTCGCCTGTTGTAGGTCTATGTTAGCCATTTAGATTTCGCTTGCACATTTCATTTGATTCCATCGTATCTTCGCAAAGTTTGCAATATAAACGACTTTTGTACCCTAAAAAATCACGACTGCAATCTAAGCATTTACTATTATATATCCCATGGTAAGTGTCACCCTTAATAACTTCTTTATGCTGTGGCTCTGTGGCCTCAAACTGACCTAAATATAATAAATTAAATGTATTTTCATTCATCTTATTCACCTTTTTAAGTATAACCCCGCCAATTCTGCCACTTAACTAAATACTTATTCACTTAACCAGCATAACTATTCACTATCCAGCGGTTACTTTGTTTATTTCAACAAATGCGGTGCCGGTAATTACTAGTTTAACGAAGCAATCTGAAAATGACAGTAACTTTGAGTTGTCTGCTAGTGTACCGCCTGCAAAATCAATGGGCGTAGCGTTGCCGCCTTTGAATCTCACTTGAAGCTTTGCAGTCCCGCCGTTTAACCTGGTCATGATTTGATAGTCACCACGCCAGAAGAAATGCTCATCGGCGTTAGCATTCATTATTACAACCCCATCGTCTGTTACTGTAACTGCCATTTTCTTATTCCTCTAATTCTGTTGTTTAAATTTGTTTATACGCCTGGTGTAACTTGACCGTTAAATATATTGCATAATGCTATTGTGCCTGAGAAGCCGCCTGAGCCGTCAGATGTCCAGCCTCCTCGGTTTACTGCTACAAAACTCTGCACTTCTCCGATTGTTCCTGCGTCACCACCAGACACATCAACGGCGCTAAAAGTTTGTGAGTTAATAATAGAGCCGTTAACATATAAGGCAGCATTGCTTGTATCTGCAGACCATTCAACCACGTAAGGAAATTCACCAACCGGTAATGTATACGCTATTTCAGCTCTATTTGCCGCTGTTCCAAAAGCCGAGCCGTCTCCACATTGAAAATATATAACCCCAGAGTAAACGTAAAGAATTGAACCCGTACCTGTTGCGCCGGACTCCATCAATATTCCGCTATCTGTATTAGATATCGTAGCATCTACTCTAACGCTGGCCGCTACTGTATTGGCAAGTGTGCTGTAAGATGTCCCCCTAGTCACCCAAGATGCAGTCAGAGTCATGCCAGCAGTGACAGGTACAATTGCAGTATCGCCAGACAACGAGCTATCCAGTGTTCGAGATAATGACCTTGAAAGCGCACGTGATATCAAAATATAAACCCGATTAATTATATGTGTTTAATTATATCACTGTATGATAGTAAAAACTATTTATGGTTAATTGGCTGTGTTTAACTCAATAAGACTTATGCAAGCTGCTACTAGTTTTGTGCAGTTGTGTTTATCCATTAGCTGATTCCATTCAGTTTCAGATGAATAAATGCCTTTGTCAAAAACTACACTGTTAATGGTCATTAACTCATCCCAGCACTTATCAATGATAGCATCTGTGTCTGCTGGGTTTATACAGGGCGAATATTCTTCGTCTTGCTCCTTATCTAAGTACATGTCGTTGATTGTTCCTTTAAATTCTACATGAACACCCATTAATTCAGCACACCGTTTATTAATATCAAACTCAGTGTATTGTTTACCGTTTATTGTGTATGTCATTGCTTTGCTCCTTAATCAGTAGTTTCTAGGATATATATCAATATCAAAATAGCTAAACCATAGAGTATGGGGATCACCATCACTTGCCTTGCTCCTTTAGTGCTTTGGCTTGGGCGCGTAAATCATTGGCATAGTCATTAAGCTCTGCCTCACCAATTACCACTGCATCACCGCCAAATGATATTGAACAGGCTTTTGCCCCATCATCACACCCTTTAGCTTGCTGCTCTAGGTTGTGGGCTTCAATTTCTTTAATTAATGACTCAACACTGCCATTGTATTGCTCAAGCATTAATATGTTTTTCTCAAGCTCTGTTACTTGCAATGCTGCATTTTCATAATCTTCTGCATAAGCTTCATATCCCAATCTTTGATCAATAACTTCTTTCTCAAGCTCTGCAGTCTTTTGATTAGCAAAACTTAACAACTCTGCATATTCATTCACTGCGATTCCCCTGGTCAATTCTTCTTGCTATGTCTAAATAAAATGATGAGCATATTAGACCTAATATCCCTGTGAAAAATGCCAGTCCATTGTCTGTTTGATATCCGATTATAACGAGTAATGCCATAATCAAGATTGATGTCTTTATGTGTGTTGGTGTTTTCATTATGCATCAGCCTTAGTTGGTAAGCTGAATTCAATCATATTTAATCTTTCAGCAATTCTAATCATGTTTGAAGTATGACCAAGCCTGTCATAAAAATTTCTGCAACAGTATTCAGCGCCCTCAATTGTAGCCTTATGGCAAATAAAATGTGTTTGGTCTTTAGAAATCTTACGCAACAACTGTCTCCTTCTTGCGTCGCTAACAATCTTGTTTTCAGTAAATAGGCATTCACTGCAAGGAGCTTTCATTACTTTTAGCATCACACGCCTACCTTAATCTCTTTAACCCAAGTAAAGCCCATACCTTTCGCAAACTCATGACGCCACCTAACAAGACTAATGTTGCGACGGTTTAACACTGCAAGCATTGAATTTCTATTCATGCCGTAATGCTGGGCAATTTCTTTTGACCGAAAACCTTTTATTGTTACCATATCCCATATGTTGCTAATCTCATCATCCCAGAACTTGGTTTGCTCTCTGATAGTCCGGCTAATCACTTGACTTTCTCCTTTAGTGCTTCAATATCATCAATTTCATCTCGATATTTTCCATATGCAGAGTCGATATGAGGTAGCCAGTTTTTTGCATCTCCATAATTTTCTTCTGAATAATCACAACGTAATCCTTCGCAGCAATATAGTAATTTTTTTAGTAAAGGGCTTGTTTCATCACGCTCTTTCTCAAGCTCTGCAATTCGCTCGAATAAAAAATCAGTTTGCTTATCTAACAGGTCATTAAGTGTTGGCAATTTACTTTCATGCACTAACAATTGTATATCGCCGTGGATGTCTGCAATTTTAGACATTAAACTCATGATTGCTCCTTGCTTTTAAAATTTCCGATTAATTTATAAACTTTGCAGAGTATTACTTTTCCATCTTTGTCAATAGTTGCGCCGTCAACATATCTAAACACGTTACCGACTGGGTCTATTAACGCACCCATAGCAACCCATCTAGACACTTGAGTTGGGTCTACTTTGGCATCCCTGCAAGCTTTTCTGACGCTTTTTAATTCTTTTATTACTTCTGATACTAAATTCATTATTGATTGACCTTATCTAGTTCAGCTAATAGGGCGTCTGCGTAAGTAACAGCTGATTCAGCCACAGTCTTAGGGTCATGCGCCCAAGTACCTTGAGAATCTATTGCATGGCAAAGACCCTGCATTGCTAACCCTGCGAAGTGTTCACGCTTAGTTAGCCCGACATACTTAGACTCAACCGCTCCACAAAACTCGCCGTCACTATTAAAAACATCTTCATCAACCAAGCCTGTTGGCATTGCTGGCATATCTTTATTATCCATTACATTTCTCCGGCTTTAATATTTGTTATTTACAGTTTGGCTTGTAACACTTTGGCTTGCTCTTGTAGTGCTGTTATCTGTTCTTGCAGCAAAGACAGCTCTTTTTGTGCTGGGGTTTGTTCTGTGCGTTCCCATATTAGGCTAAGACCTTCACCTGTTAAGTATGAGTTTATACTTCTTTTTTCCGTTATTACATACACCGCCATAATATCAAGATCAATATAATTTTTATGACTAAGTGTTTCAGTGATTAGGTTTAAAGCAGTGTACGAATTCCCGCACAGAATAGTGTCCAATACAATTTTATAATCGCCATCTCTATTCTTAATAACATGAACGCCCGTCTTTAAATCTGATTTAGTAAATTCCATTGTCTTTCCTAGCAGTTTCATCATTTCTTTGTATGGGATTATTTTAGGGTTGGTGTTTCCGTACCATGTACCCCAAGTGCCATTTGATTTAACCCCTATGAACATCTCAGTATCATCAATCTCATAAAAATCGCTGCTAGGCATAGCATCAACAAGGCTGTCAATCTGCTCTTGTGTCAAATCTTCTAATCTGCACATTGTATTTGTAATATTCATTATTGCTCCGTTTGTTTGTGAACCTTAAAGCTCTTTGCTTAACTCTTTTATTATTGCTTTAATACAATTTTTACACGGTTGGATGCTACCGCCGACTGACAAAGCCACGTGCTGAGCATCATTAAAGACAAATTGATGTGGGTTATAATCTTTTTTGCACCACAATATTGGCCTGTCTAATTTAACCCCGTTGTCATACTCAAACTTTATTACATGCCTAGACATTATTGATCCGTTTGTTTGTTGTTGCTTATTTGGTGTAGGCTTCGGGAGTCGAACCCGACAATATTTGCTTTTTGCATCACAGTAATTAGCTGCTAGTTAATCTATTAATACCGTTAGCTATTCAGTTAATAAACCACACTAATATTGACATCCAGTAGCCCACTTCAAATAAGCCCTACACTAAGCGGTAGGGGCTTTAATCGATTTATTTTAGCGTATTTCCTTACCTCTTCTAAGCTCGGATATTTGTTTTGAAGACTTAATCCACTCGCCATTAATAAGCATAAAAACCAAGTTGTGTACGCCAATTTTATATATAAGTCCATCCAGTTCATATTTAACTTCGTTCATAATCTTTCCCGTTTGTTTCGCTTCAGTAACTACAGCATAGACACAATCGTCGATGGTGTCAACACTAATGTTAATTTAATTAAACGACGCTCTAACATAATGAATGCTCTTGTGTTCAGTCCTCCTGAGTGCATCACCCACATTTACAGCAGTGCAACCGTAATGATTTCCAATGTCTTTAAGCCTCATGCCGCAACCTATCATCTGAATTACGCTGCTCATTCTTTCTGCCCATACGTTTCTGTAGCCTAGCTTTAGGTCTAGTGATATGTTGTTGCGCCTTCGTTGTGACTTCACAGAGTAATTCATCTCTTACCCCTTACGTTCGTACTCCATAGCCCATCAGATGACCCTGTCGTTGATTGTGTGGCCACTGGTGGCATTTTCGCTTGCTGCTTGATGCGTTCTATTTGCTCCTGTGCTGGGGTTTTGAATGTTGCCTCGGTTACTAAGCCAGCGTTTAAGTATTTTCTAATCCTTGTTAGCATATCCCCAAAATCTTTTTCAGGTAGCTGCTGTGCTACTTCTAATTTACATTGCTGATTTGTAATCTTGCGGGTTAAGACCTTATTGGCCCACATTGCAGCCTGGATGTTTAAAGATTCGGTTATGTCCTGTGCTGGGGTTATGTTGTAACTAATCATTATTTATTCACCCTCTTAGCTAACTCTTGCTTAATACGATAAAGATACTGCGCACCGTCAAGCATCTCTTCGATTGCGTGCTGTATCCATTGCTCAGTGGTTAAGTCTGTGCGGTCTATTGATACACCGTATTTATCCAGACCTAACGCTGAACGGCTGCGTATCATGTCTACTATTGATTCCGTGGTGCCTTTTGGGTTGCTCATTATTTATGCACCGAAACAGTATTCTTTCTTGGGGCTTGCCTGTTGGTTAACTTATTATTGTTATCGCTCAGGCTGTTATTGTATTGCAGTAAGAAATCTAAAAACATATCATTTTCAAAGTCGAGCATTGAACCTTGCTTTAAATTATTTTTAAATCTTGCGCTGTCTTCTTTTATCCAAATATTAGCTTGATCTGTTTTTGTAGCTATTGCCCCTATGACTGCGTTAGCTATTTGTGTTTTATTCATTATTTCTCTACCTTTTGAATAACTGAATCACAAATTATAGATGCAACAGCATAAATGCCTGAAATCTTTGTCTTATCACTCATTAAATCAAGAGTTAGTCTTTTTTCTTTCAAATATAATTTTGCAAAGTCCTTGTCATGTCTAACGATAGATTCTGAGTTGTGAATTAAATCAGCGCATTTTATTAATTGAGCTTCAAATGGGGCTTGGCTAGTGTGAACTCTATCCTTTAGCTTACGTGCTGCTCTATTGCCGTCTTCAGGGCAAGAAACATCTGTAAGCCACCCCACAAGCATAGCAACTTCACTTCCAAAAGCAGCAAAGATGTCAAAATTAGAAATGTCCGTATCTTCTACAGTGTCGTGTAGTAATGCTGCACATATCATTTCATCAGTAGAATCACGATGCCAAAGCTTTAAATACCTTGATACGGCCATAGGATGATTGATGTATGGTTCGCCCGTGTACTTTCTGACCTGTCCTTGATGTGCGTTTTTTGCAAATTTAATTGCTTTTTTTACTGATTTGCATTCCATTATTTCTCTACCTTTAGGTTTGTTTCGTTAGTTATGATTGTTGGGATTTGTTTGATGGCTTTATCATTATCTTCAAACCAAAACCGTACTGGTTTATTTGTTATTCCTACTAAACCATATTTTACAGCCATCCTAAAATTGCAATTATATTTTAAACCCCTTTCTACCTGCTCGTTAAGTTCGGATCTAAGCCCTTCGATACTAAATGTGCTTTTAAATAAATTACAGGTAGCGCAAGCCGGCACTATATTTTCTATTTTATCGTTTTCTGGATTTTGCATATCACCGTTAAATTTGGCAACATGTGATGATTTGTTATTACGTTCGTTTTTTACCATATCGAACCCTCTGTAAACAGGCTCAACATGGTCAGCATGCCACCCTTTATCTGGCAAATCACAGCCGCAATACCAACACTTTCCACCAGATTTATTAAAAACTTCTAACCTTTGTTTTTTTGACAGCGCCATTATCTTTGCACCTTTAATTTAAATTCTTCAGGACAGTATTTATCCATTAATTTCTGCGTGTTGTCGCACCAGCTTAAGGATCCTTTATTTTCAATTTGCAATGTCTGCTTAGGCTCTGGCATAAAACTGCGCAACTCTGGTATGCCTGGAAACCATGTATATCTTTCATCATCAATGTGATTGTTGATGCCGTTGTAAAAATCTTCGTGGCTAAGATGAATAAATCTTCTGTGATAAAGCTGCGACAAAACAGGGTCAAACTTTTTGTCTCGGTAATATGAAAACAGCATAGCCATGCCTTCGTTAAATTTAGCGTCGGTCATACTTTATCTCCGAAAGCTGGTTAAATATTTCTTGAGTTTTTCCGATTGCGGATGACGTATTAACCCTTGGTGCTTTGTTTTGTGCTTTAGACAGCCAAGCGTTTATAAATTTAGGCATACCTACAATCGTTTTGCGGTTCTTTTGATTTGTATTTAACCAAGATAGGATTTCTCTATATTGCTGTTCGATATCAACGGCTTGGTATGTAGATTTGTAGTTGTGGATTTCTTCGATTGTAACTAAGTAAAAAACATCGGTTTTATTTGTGGGTAATTTGAAAAAATATTCTTCCGCGATAGCGGGTAAGTTGCTTTGTGGTTTAAGGATTAAGGAATCAGGATCAAGGGAACAGGGATCAGGAATCAGGATAAGGGAATCAGCAGGATTCGTTCCGTCTTCGTCCTGATTTAATCGCGATTTATCTGGATTAATCGTGAGTCCTTTTAAATCAACAGCTTGGCGCATTAATTCTGTATAAGCTGGGATTTCACTACCCTTTTCACGCTCGTTTTTATGTGGGTTCTGATGTTTGCTAAAATTAGTAATATTTATGTAGGTTGTATCACTATCAGAGTAGAACCGAATAAATCCGAGCTTATCGAGATTAATCGCGATATTTTTAACATCACAATTATCATAGGGTAAAACCTGTGCTTTTATTTTCTTTTCACGCCATTCAATATCACCTTTATAATCTGCAATAGTCCACATGCCAATAAATAATAATCGGCCAATAGGATCTATTTCAGCTAATAAATCGTTATTAAAAAAAGC